CTTGTTCTCATACATTTTTGGACATTGTAAAGGACACTTTTGTAGATATATCTATATTGAACGCAGCCGATCTTCTATTTGTTATCCAATCCATACATTATATATAATGCATGACTGAAATTGTTTTTAAAGAGAAATACTTGTCCTCTGAAGAAATGCATAATATTAATATGTTTTATGACACTATGAATTTCGGTTACGGATCATCAAAAGGGCCATACAAAGCTGGTTGGTTAGAATTGGGTTGGCAGGGGTGTTGGGATACCTCAGCAAGATTACATATAGAAAGTAACCCTGTTCATGTTCTAACTGAAAGACTACAAAAAGATTTTGGTAAGATGATATTTTGGAGAGCATCTCTAAGACATTTTCATGCTCCCTTTGATGTTCATGATGATTATCCATATAAAGAAAGAGATATAAAAAAATTAGAATCACTAGGTATAAAACATTCTCCAAGAGTAGGGCCATACGAGTCTATTGAGGGTAAGATAATTCCAAAGGGTTATACTTTTTTAGTGCCAACATGGTGGGAAAAAGGTTATAATGCTGGAACCGCTTTTTTCAATGCTCCACCAAAAGATGGAGAACCATTATATGAAGATTGTCAAGAGGTGTTGCCAAAATTTAATGAAGAACATTATAGAACCAGAGAAGTAAAAAATCGTATTTTTAGTGTCAGACAAATTGTTAATTGGAAAAATGTAGGTGATCTTATTGGTTGGGAAAACTACACATTACATTGTTCTACACATACACCAAATTGGGAATACTCTATGGATAAAGTGGTTAAAAGATTTCTTTCTATTGATTGTTTTATTGATACCAAGAATTAATTATATCAACAACTTCTTGGTCAGGATTTTCATACTGCATATATTCTTCTGCCATAGTATGAGTTCTACTAGAGATTAAATGTCTTTTTCTTTCCCATAATCCCCGTTTATCAATTTCATCTAAAAATTTGTAGTGTCTTTCTATTCTCAATTTTCTAGTACTAAAATCACTTACCCAATAATTACCATCTTGATATTCTCTGATATGAAATTCGTCTTTATTAATATATACAGGAGAATTTTTAACTATTATCATAGGGTGATCTGTTGTAACATATTTTACAACATCTGGATATCTCTGAAACATATCCATTAATTTAATAGTTTCTTGAAAATCATCCTCTGTTTCTGTAGGAAATCCAACAAACATCAAAGGAACCATTGTCATACCAACTCTTTGTAATTGTTGTAAGTGATATTCTATAGCATCATTTGAAAAATTTTTATTCATTTCTTTTCTTAATTTTTCACTTCCACTTTCAATTCCAGTTGTTACATGATCATATCCAGCATCCCTCATCAAATCAAACATATCATCCGATATTTGATTTTTTTCCCTAGTTATAAATTGTCCCATAAATTTAAAATCTGCTTTGGGGTTTCTTTTTTTATACGCACACAATTCTTTTAATAAAACATAGAACTCTTTTAGATTTCCATTTATCAAACTATCTGTAAAAAGAAATTTATGTCCACCATATTTTTCATATAGATGTATCATTTCATCTGCAATAATCTTACCACCCCTAAACATAAATTTTGGCCATATAGCAGGAACATTACAAAAAGCACATCTTCTTACACACCCTCTAGACCCACAGATAGAATATAGAGGTTTGTTGTTATGATATAAACTTTTATCCAAATCATCATAATCTGGGGGTGGTATAACATTCCTGTCAAAATTATTATCATGAGAACCAAATGATCCTAAAAGATTACCATCTTTCCAGTTACCAGCAGATTCGGGCATAACATTAATGCCAGGATAAGTCATATTACCCTTTAAGTATTCTACTATACTTAACTCTGCATCCCCTGTAATAAAATCATCAATAAGAGGTTGTAAATATTGAACAGCTCGTTGATGTTTCAAACATGGGCCACCGACTAAAATTTTTACATTAGGATTTCTTGCTCTTATCCACTTTGAAATAAGACTTATATTTGGTAAAGTCCATTCTGAAAATGCACACATACCTATAATTTTTGGGTCAAGTTTCTCAATCTTTTCATCCCAAAACATTTCCCACACCATTTCGTATTGGTCTTCTATGGATTTGATAGCATGTCTGTCAGTTAAGATTTTATTATCAGGATTTGTCCAACACTCATATAAACTAGTACCCTTAACTTGGTGTGCAAACCAAGCATTAAAATCAAGTGCCTTCGCAGAAAATCCTGCTTGAATAGCACATGCCTTTAAAAGATGTATAGAGAGTATCGGCCCTTTTAGTTGTAACTTAGGGACTGATAAAAATACGATGTCTGTCATGTTTCCCTTAAAAGTTAAACTTGACCTTTATCTTCTCCTGTTTCTGGATCAAATTCTTTTGCATCTGTGAAGAAAGAAGTTGTCTCGTTGAAACCAAAATCATCATCTGCATCAGCAGTAGCAGGAGATGGCGTAACGGTATATCTCTGTTCTCTTTTGGGTGATTGATCAGGCATGTCTGTATAAGAATCTGCCTGTACAGTTTTAATAACCTTACTAGAACTAACTGGCCCGTATAGATAAAATTTAGCAGTAAAATCCATTGTATATATGATTGCTCTTCGTTGCTGAAACTCACCTTCATAGTTATCTTCATATCCAACACTATTAAGAATTAAAGGAACATCTCTCTTGATGCCCATATCAGCATTATCATTAATAGTTACAGTATAATCTGGTTGGAAATACGGAAGAATTTGTTCAACAATTTGTAGTGCATCATCAGATTGTTTTGCCATTACATATAACTGAAAGTCTACATTATATGGAACTGGCATATACTGAGTATCAAGTTGTTTAGTATTTCCTGTTTTAACCTTCTTAAACCGTTGTACACGATTAAGTTTACGAGTCGCATCATAAGAAAGACCTCGTATCTCAAAACCAATACGTGGAAGCGTAACCGCAACCTGTTTAGTAAGGTCTGCATCTTCTCGCAGTCGGACAAGGAATTTTTCTCTTGGCCCATAGGCAAGAGGAACCTTCATAGTTTGAATAATATTTCCGTTATTGTCTTTACGAACCAAATGAATGTTGTTGAAAATTGTTCCAAACGCAACAACCACCTTTCTCATGGTTTCGTGATAAAATTGTTGTCCTAACATTATGTACCTCCAGCATCACCGAATGGATTAGATTCGGAGAAGTCTAATATCGTATCATCGGCCGCATCAAATAATTCATTCTGTGCAGTTGTTTCGTCTGATCCATCACCAACTGCATATTCTTCATGTAACAAGAATGAACCATCCTCAAGAATAATATTTGTACCGACACTACTTGAATCATTCTCACCTGTAATATTATCACCATCAGTTTCTTCAAGTAGTAATCCTTGATCTCCATTACTACTTATACCGATTTCAAGTCGGATATTTTCGTTTACAGCAGATGATTGTTCAAGTGATATATTATATTCTGTGGTACTAAGTGTTAATTCATCTTCTACTGCATCTATAGCACTAATATCTGTATCTATAATCTCATTACTATAATCAAATAGTCTGCAATTCAATTTAAATACAGGATTATTATCTAACTGATAAAATGGTTCATCGTGATCTACAAAGTTAATCTGAAATATCTTATCTAGTATTGGATGGTAAACTAAATCACCTTCTAGTGGTCTGTCTGTTTCAGCAGCATCTGATTCTTGAATGAGAAATCCACCCTCGAATGAACCACTGATATCTACAACTGTGCTGTCTAGAGTTCCCGACTCTAACATAATAGAACCACTTAAAGTGTCTGTACCACTTTCTATTGTTACTTGTTTTGTTAAATCTTGAAACCTTGTCTTACTTACGACAAAGGTTATCTCACTAAGGTTCTGTAAACCAAATTGAGACATTAATTCTTTTTCCCCAGCGAACCCACCTTCGGAGTTCTCTACATACATTTCTATTTTGTTCTGTGTAGTAAACTTTGCAAGACTATCTTCACCAAAGATCGTATCTTCAGCAGTAAGGGTACGATCAAGATAATATACATCATGACCGTAAATCTGAATTGCTTCAGTTACTAAATCTGCATACAAATTCTTTTCAGTCTGTAGTGCAGCAACATTGCTTGTATGAAAAAAGGAATTGACAGCCATCGGTCTATCCTATCATATGCATTGGCGGTAACTCGAAATGCAACATCATTTGTTCTTCAAGTCTCTGTTGTTCTTCCATTGCCTGTGAGTAGATGGTTTCTCCATTCATTGTTACACCACCAAGCATTGCAACACCATTAAACTTGGAAAGATTAGCACCCCACTGTCTTTTGAGAAGAGTGGTTGCATACCTTTTTAAATACATATCATTGTAGATATCTGTGTATGTTTCTGGGTCTACTTTTCTGAAACACTCTACTATAATGTAATCACTACCACCAGTAACATCGTTCTCCCAATCCATATCCAAGTAAAGTCTATTCTGGTGTTCTTGATATCTAAACGGAACCTCACCTACTAGAATATGCTGTAGGTAGTCAAGATGTTTCATTGTCATGTCGTAGTGAATGACAGATGTAGAAGACAGATCGTAGAGATCATTTAGTCTCAACTGGTAACGAATATCAAACATATTATTTGTTTGTGTTTCTTCAAAGGGAAATACATTTACTATAGACATTACAGCAGAAGGAACAGGAATGTAGTTCTTTCCTTCTAACCAAGAAGCAGTGGTTGAACCATCACCAGTATCGGTAACAGTTGTATTTGTTAAATTTGATCTTGCCCTAGTTACATCATCGGCAGTAATTAGGTATTTCAAATACATTCTTTCAATGCCATTATAGTGGTGCATTGCGAAATACTGAAGTGCTTCATCTATACGATCATCTGCTTGGTCATCAGAGATATTAATATCAATAACCCCATAACCTAGATTACGTAAACAGTAGTTCTTAAATGTTGTTTTTGTAGTTGGAACCGCCATTTTACATCCTTTTTATTATATTTATAAGTTTATAGGTCTAGTTACAATACAGTTTGGCCCAAATTCTACATCATTTATCCAATCACTTTGTTTCTCAAAACCTACACTTTCATACATTGGTAATGCATTTTCTCTTGGCAACGACCAGATTGTATGACAATTTTGTTCTTTTGCTTTAACAATTGCATATTGTAAAAGGATTTTTGACAAACCAAGACCTCTATGATTGGGGTGTACCCACAATCCTCTTGATCTGTATAGTCCTAGTCCTGTAAAAACAGAACTATTCACTCCAACTATTTTCACGTTTTCTTCAACATAATCTGAAATATAAACTATAGCATAAAAACTCACGGAGTCTTTAAACTTCTTTACCCCCATTTCTTTGACCAGATCACCATTTCTGATGGTTAACAAACTTATCTGATCAAATTTACTTATTCTGCCTGGCCATAAATCTTCTTTCCAGATAGGGTATATATCATCAAATGTTACATCACATATCTTATACATCTTCTGAATTAACTGACATAGTTACACCATTATTTAAATAATATAAATCTCTTTGATTAAAATAAGATTCAAGTGTTGAATCATTCAAAAATTCTCTTTGAGAATTTGTGCTATCAAATTCGTACACTAAAGTTTTTACCAATTTGTTTGATGAAATGTCAATACTAATACCAGTTCTTTTTCCAGTTATATGATATGTTTTTGTTACATGGTCATGCTCTGTTTCACTCATAGGATAAAAATTAACACTAGTACTCGGTCTGGTAATTTTTATAGTTTGTCTAATAGGCATAAATTATTCTCCTTAACCCGACCTGTTCTTTTAAATATAACTGTTCCATCAGACAATATACCAAGAACATCTCCACTCCTATATTTAGGTGGATCAATGTAATAAGTCTTAGAAGTCTTTTTCTCTATGTGTTTATTAATAGCCCACTTTTCAAAACTAGGTTCTAGGAAAAATGGTTGATAATGTTTTATATCAAATTTGATACCGTCCCATCTATTAAGAACTTGCCAAGATATAGACAATAAAAAGTTATCAACCCTTTCTCTCCACCTGTTATTCAACCCCTCAAATAACAATCTGTATTCAAGACCAGTAACTAATATTCTAGTATCTAGTTTTAAAGGTTTGTCTTCTTCTATAAGATGTATTTGATCTTCTGGACAACCCGCCTCTCTTAGATATTGTAGGATTAAGGTTTCTTTGTATACATCTATTTCTTTGTCCATAAGTCGTAACTGCAATGCTCTGTCATACATAAGTTCCGAAAATGGTTTTTTATTAATCGCATCATTGAATTCATATGGTGGAGAATCATAAAAAGAATTATCCATTTCAAAAGTATAGTTCGTCTGCTCCGTTTTATTGTTAACGAAACTATACGATGGTTGTCCACAGAAGGCGATCTTCTCCTGTTCTTCATCAGATGATCTATTCAATGCCATGCGTAAACCTGGCGTTACATAA